GTGAGGGCTACAATCTTTGCACCCCTGATAACTGCGATATGCTGAAGCCTGACGCATTGGAAGACGCTTATGAAAGAATTGTGCAGAGGTGGTTGACTATCCAAAACCTGATGAAAGCTGCGCGTGGCAACTGGAAAACTTTATTTGGTATGGTTGCACCAGACTTTGCAGAGATAGCCCAGCGGCATGGCCCTGAAATACTACAGATTGCGAAAGAAACCTGGAGGGTTGAATGAGAACACCGACTAAACAGCAAATAATAGACGCACTTAAAGTGCCTGAGATTGACGATAGGACTGACTCAATGGGTAGGGTGGTAAGAAAAAACAACTATAGCCAAGTGAAAGTTAACAAGGCTTTCAATGCAAGCAAGCCGAAAGGGAAGGGTAAGTATGATTAAAATAGAGATGACTAAGGATGAGTTCCAAATGCTTACCGAATGGTCAAGAGACCACTTCTGGGACAACACTGAAAGTTTCACAGACGACATAGACATTGATGAATTGTTGCGTTGGTCAAGAAGCTGTTTGTTAATGGCTAGGCTGAAATCAATAGCTGATGAGAACGATATATATTTTGGCCTTGACTCACAATACTGCGAGGATGCTGAAGACAGCACAAAATTAAAAGTCGTAACAGCATTTGTTGAACAGTATTCAAACAACATTACTAACATAAAAGATGTGCTAAAAGGGGCAGCCGCATCCAAAAAGGTGGAGGACTAAATGACTGAGGTAGAACAGGAACACGCGCAAGCAATCGACTTCACACAAGAAAGATTGAACCGCATAGAACGAGACATGGCGCACATGCAAAAAGACTTGGATGAACTCAAGACTATGCTGGCATCATTTATGAAAGCAATAACCGATTACAATGATGAGGTAGATGAGGATGAGTGATTTAACACAAGCTATGACGGTGGTGGCTGATTACTATAAAGACCACGCTATCAAGCAAAAGGGCGGCAAGATGTATTTGCAAGTGGTGCATCGTGTCGAGGCTTTTAGGCGTGTACTTGGCGCTGAATACGGTGTTGATACCAAAATCATTGTGGATGATGGGCATCGTGTAGTGGTTAAAGCTATCGTCACAAACAAGGATGGCATCACAGTTGGTTCCGGCATGGCTGAAGAAATCAGAGGGCAAGGCCATGTCAATACAACTTCTGCCTTGGAAAATGCAGAAACGTCTGCTATAGGAAGGGCTTTGGCAAGCCTTGGTTTGTCAGGCGGTGAGTACGCATCTGCTAATGAAATGGATGCAGTGCCACGCAAAGCAGAGAATATCAAACAGAATCAGGCGGTGGTTGTCGAGCAAGACCCTCCAAGTAAGGCTCCGGCCCCGCCTGAACCACCCACAGAAATGACCCGTGAAGAACTTGATGAGAAGCACGACAAAGGTGTCTGGCAAGACATGAAGTCGCGCTTGCGTCAGATGAAACATGTCAATAATGTTCATACTCTTTTTGAGTCTATGAAGCCTAAGATACATGAAATTAAACAACGCAATCCAGAAGCAGCGCAGCACATTATGCAGTTGTTTCTTGATGCTGAAGATAAATTAACAACAGGAGAAGCCTAATGGCCTTAAAAAAAATCACTTCTATTCGATGCTTTGCGAATGACCCAGACAAAAAAGCAACACATAGCAACTCAAACTGGCGACCCTATGTGGGCAAGGAACCGTGTGATGTGGTTCTAAGCAAGGACGCGCGGCATCAAATTTCTGTCTTCCCAAATGATGATGGGTCTATTGATGTAAGCATTAGTGAACGTATTGCAGATGATTACCAAGGCGGGGAAAGCGTTGCTGCTAATGTAAGACAGGGCGGTATGCGTAAGATTGCCGAATCAATGGAAGCACCAGCCGCACCAAAGCAGCAGATTGTTCTTGATGATGAAGTCCCTTTCTAATCTGGAAACTGCCTTTCATGCCTTAGACCATTGCAAGGATATACTCTTGGAACGGTCTAGGTATGGGGCGGTTGATGACAACTTTAAGCAAATCAGCAATATGGGGTCTATGATTACAGGCTATAAGATGACTGAGGCACAGGTCTGTGCATTTATGGTTGCCTTAAAACTATCTAGGCTATCGGCAACAGACGATGACGGACTGAACTGTAATCACGTTGATTCATTCATAGATATTATAGGTTACAGCGCGATTGCCTTGGAACTGCTAGACAATGGCAAGAAAAAAAGTTGATTCAAGACAAATTCTATGCAGCTTCTGCGGTAAAGAACATTACATCAAAGATGGTGGATGGGTTATTGCTGGTGATAAAAAGATTTATTGCCACTCGTTTCGGGGAAGCTGCCTAGTAATTAAATTAAAACAGGAAGGTCAAAAAAATGGGAAGCGTAGTTCAATTTCCGAAATGTGGAACGAAATATAATCCGGCAAACGGTAAATACTGGGATGTTTATTGCCGAGAACTGGAAGTAAAGCAAATCGAAAAAATCGTGCATTACGTCAGCGGTTATGAATTACAATCATTACGCAGACATAACCGTAGGGTTGAATACGTTGATGCACGGCAGCTATTCGTTCTTTTGTGTGTCAGGCACACAACATTTAGCTACCCAATAATGGGAAAGATATTAGCCCGTGACCACACTAGCATTATGCACCTAGAGAAACGTAAAAAATCGACTCAACTAAAGGCGATGCTAAGGGAATCAAAGAATATAATTAAATACTTGCTTTAACAATCCCACTTGCGTAGCGCCTTGTTGATACGACTATTCGGGTCACGCGCTGTCTTCTTGCTGGTCAGTTTTTTCTTCATGCCCTTCATTCTAGCGCAAAAACTTTTACGTCTAGCCGCTGCTTTGGGCGATTTCTTTGCCTGCTTGCGAGACACAGGGGCTTTTAAATTCATACCTTGGCGTTTGGCAGATGCACGGCCCTTGGCGTTCAGGCCACCTGACTTACTTTTACCTGCCTTGCGCTGCCATGCTGGTGACTTAGCCATTTTTGTTTAACCCATGAGTGTAACCGTCTTTTTTATTATATGTAAGCGACTCACTTCGACCGCCTTCAATGTAGCTACAATGTACCCAGCCAGAGTTACCGCCAGTATAACACTCAAGAATAAGCTGGTCATAATCTAGGTTGTCTTCAATCCACTTTGCCAAGTCATAGTTATCCATGCCTGGCACTTCAAAGTCACAGGCTTCACCCTTCGCATGTTGTGAATTCATGGAACTGCCTATGGCTATACATAACTCAGGACTGCGAAACCCTGATGAAACCATTACAGGCCCAAACTCATCACGGATAGGCTGCAATATTTTATCGCACAGTAATTCCATAGCCTCTACATGGTGAACTTCTGGCGCGTTAGGTATTCCCTTGCGTTCAGCCGTCTGTGACTTAACCATTTCTTCTAACGAGAAGTTAGGTGACAGTGGGTAGGACATTACTTTTTCTTCTTTGCTGTCTTTGCGCTGCGTCTAAAGTTAGCCGCAGTTGGCGCACCTTTGCTTCCAGGCTTGCGCATTTTTTCTTTGCTGCCTGCTTTGATGCGCTTACGTTTTGCATGAATATTTGCGTATAAACCTTTTCCTGGCATTATCTTTTCATCCCTTTTAATCCGCGTAATCCAAAAGATGCAGCTATACTAGCATAAACTGCATATTGAAACCAACTAGGCGTGTTTGACAAAGCATCAAAACCACGCTCAACATAAGGCTGGGTAAAAGGTATGAAGCACATAGCAATTATGGCAATAAAAAGTATGGTCCATGCTTCATCTTTCCAACTATTGTCACTAGCTTGGGCCATAATCTTTTCCCAGCCAGCTTCGTGTGTTGCAGCAGTCACCATAACTTGTGCCTCTGCCTCAGCTTTTGCCTTAGCGACAACACCTTTGGCCTTTGTCTGTTCGACCTTGGACTCCATCCAAGAACCAGCCAAAGATGCAATAGGGCCAATCAATGCCTGTATCATTACTTAGCCCCTACTATAAGTTTTATTCTTGCTATCTCAATCTCTAAATCATGCACCCTGGTCACAGTATCTTTCACGCTTTTAGGAGGCTCAAAGTTATCAATCCAGTTGTCGTTTTCCTCAACCTCCTCCATCACAAGGTCAAGGTTATGCTCAAGAAAACTAATACGTTCTGTTAGCCCAAAATAAACCCATACCGATACTGCCGTAAAAGCAATCATGCTGATAAGATTCCGCAATGGAATAGTTATTTCACTTGCTTCGTTTAACTTTGTTGCCGCCTGTTTCATTTTGATTCACTCCCGCACCAAACCGCAAAAGCACCCGTTGCTGCGCCAACAATCGTGCTAACAAAAGCTGTTTGCTGGGTAGTCGCAGATGTACCGAGGCCCATGAACCAGTCACATACGTTCCAAGCCATAAGAGTAAACGCCAACATCATCAAACGCGGTATTATCTTATACTCTGTAAGTGCTTTATCCATCTCTATGCCCTCTTACTGTCGCCAGCGCCTTATTAAACGAATAAAGTTCCGCTTTAGGTTCATCAAAAAACTTGGGCGACATGCGCTTCGACTTTTGTAGCACCTGTTGAACGGGCATGAACAACGCTTTGCGGTGTTGATAGCCGATAAGGCATAAAATGTCATAGTCTGCCACACTCCCAAGAGTTTTATTCTTTTGTCCATGACCAAACTGAAAGTGGTACACCGGAAGCCTAGCATCTTTTTCGCCAGATAACTTCGCAGTCTTAACTTGTATCCTGATATATTCATCTGACTTCCACGCTATTAGGTCAACTTTATCTTGTTGGCACATGGATACTCGCCAGCCTAATGATAACACAACACCGGCCGCATAGTATTCCCCTATTAAGCCAGTGGTTGTTTCACTCATGCAAAGCCTATTGCAGACGCTGATGAAATCATAACGGCTATAAACAGTCCTAAGACAACAGCACAAAGGGCAATCACACCTGCGCCTACCTTCATGTTTTCAATCATTTCCGCATGCCTTTCCATTTCCATTCTTCGCGCCCTGGCCCTTGCTTCCTTCTGTTCTTTTAAAGCTTGATTGTGATGGTTTATAATCTCTTGCCAAGTGCTAGGTTGGTCTGCCGCCTTAGGCCATCGCATGTTTATCATGGTGGCGATTTGCTGCATTTCCTCGTTCAGCCGCTTTGCCTCAAGAACAGCATCAATAGAACCCTTGAAGCTAACATCACCAACACCCGCCTGCTTGTTACGTTCCTCGTTTAGTTTCTTTTGTGCTGAAAACAAAGTGCCTATCTGGTCGCCCAGTTCAGCCACAGATTGCACATCGTTCACCCGTGCCTTTATAAAAGCTATGGCATTTGAAGCGGCTGTTACGGCTGCTATTGCAGTGGTGATAGGCTCCATTACGACAGCATCCCTTTTTGCAAAGGCTTGCATTGCCATTTCTTTGGCATTAAACCATGAGTCATCTCGCCTATGTCTCGACTCATTTCTAAGGCGCGTTTTTCACAAGCGTCTATATTAAAATAAGGGCCTCTGGTGTCGTGAAATTCAATGCAATGCATAGGGTCTGCTATCGCGCAAGCTAATACAATAGCTTTAAACATCGCCCAGAATACGTTTTACTATACGTTTTACAGTATCCGTTTCGTAAATGCGTATGCAAATCCAAACGCCAGTAAACAAGGCTACAACGTCAGGAACCATTGCCATGTAGGCGGCGGCAGTTCCTGTGCCAGCAACTACGTCAACAATAACCTTGTTTTCTTCGTTCATGGTTCACCTATGCGTAGGGGCTGTCACCACAGCATGAAGGCCAAGCTGCTTTTAACTCATCAATTGTGGTTGCGCTGTTCCCAGCGGTAGGTGCGTCACGCAGTGCTTGCTTTGATGCCACGATTGCAGTGGTCGATGCGCTGGTTTCTTGCGCTTTCATAAAGTCTGTGTCCAACGCCTCTAATAATGGGGTGCGGGCCTCACGAACCTTATTAGCAAAAATCTCTTTTGCTTTTGCCAAGTCTTCGCTAATTACTGTGCCTGATAGTGACCAGGCACCACGAAAGTCACGGTTTGCTGGAACGGTAGCAGTTGAAGCGTCAATCTGATTACCGTCCTTATCTACGATGTAAGTTGCTACAGCCATTAGTTTCTCCTATGCGGCTAAGTTTAGTTCATCAGATATGCGCCAAGAATTGCGCCATTCTCTAGTCTGCGGTAACTGTTCCTTGCGGCATATTACCATAGTCGGGCGGTTGCCCTCATCCCAATTCTGCCAGACATGCTGTGGGCAGTCTTTCATTATGAGATATTCAATTGCTTCTTCTTCAGTCATTGCCGCGACTGGCTCAGTCTCATGCAGCAAGTAACCTCTGGTGTGCTTTACAAAGTCAGGCTTTGCTTCATCTTTTGCTAACTCATGGTATACCCAAACCGGAGGAAGGATGCCGCCCTGAAGCGCACACGCCATCCAGTTAGGGTCAGGCACAAGTATTTTGGCGCACTCATCTATCTTGTCCTCATAGACCACGCGATAATCAGACTGCACACCGTCAAGGT